GGTGAACGCTGCGGGTCCGTGACATACGGGGGGAAGAACACCTCGCCGTCTGGAGCACAGGCATAAACCACGGGCGAATCAACGGATGTGCGCGGAATTGGAATCTCCGCGAATCCTTCGTTTCTGAGTTGGCGAACGGCAGTCTTGGCGCGTTTCTTCTTCAGCTCCGGGAATGCCGTAGTGAGCATGGTCACCACCTCTTCATCGTCTTGCCCAAGTGCGATCATCTCCGCAAGATCCGGCGAGAACTGCGCAATGTCCTCCAGTGACACGGCTTGCCGGAACGTGCGTTTCTCACGCTTCCAGCCAACATAGGACACCATAATCCCCTTCTCAAGCATGTAGTTGGCCCCTAGTTCCATCTGACGCTTGAAGTCCGGGATGTAGGATGAACGCATCCACTTGAGGAACGCGGAAACCATCGCAGCACGAGGCATGGACGCCATGCTGGTAGGGAACGCCTTGATGTGGCTACGCTCCAACGCCTGAGTCATCAGCGCAACGTAGGAGTCGATTCGCTCCCCGATCACATTGGAGTCAATGTCGCTAGCACCCTGCCAGGGGAAGGCGTTCGGACCATTCTTGCGAAGGTCGAAGGACTTTCCCTCCCACAGGTTGCGCCGATCGTCGTAAGACTGAAGGCAGGCGTCAAAATACTCGTCGAGGTCAACGAGCGTTCTGTCATACGCCAACCTGAGAGCGTTAATGTTTGGTTCCTTGATCGTGTAGATCAGGGCTTCGTCGATATCTTTGGTGGGGTAGCTCATGGCTGGTATTCGTAATATTCTTCTCCGGGACCATCGGTAACCTTGATTACCTTAATGGGTTTTCCGACCAGTTTATGGGAGATCTTGCGGGGGACTCGGACCTGTGCTCCGATACCGTCCATACGGACGATAACCCATGACGGGTTAGGGCATTGTCGAAGAACGAGGAACGTCCCTACAACATCGTCTTGTTTCTCCTCGGTGAGCGCGACTGGTGGAGTCTCCACAACCTTCTTGGGTGGACGTCCGCGTTTCTTGGCTGTTTTGGTAGTATTCATTAGTATCCTTTGCCCTGCATGGTAACTAGGTTCTTGCTCTCGTCAACGTGGTCAATACCTGCGATAGCAGGATATCGCAGAATGTCAATCATGTCCTTCCAAGGTTCCTTCATCCCGCCTTCGCCAGTGTATTCCGACAAGGCTTGAATGATGTTCTGGCAGTCGGAGCTAATGTAGAAGTGCGGTCGATTGACGGAATCCAACGGCTTGGTTGTATCCCATGCCATTTTCGTGATGAGAGCCTGCAATCCATCGTCAATGTCCACACCTGGTGCCGGGACGCAGATTACACCAGCCTCGTTCAAGTCCTCAATGATGCTTGATGACCCATCCGCAGCCTGATACCTCGCGGCACCTAGCCTCGGGTCAATAAGACGTTCAAAGATTACCTCGTCGCCCTCCTCGTTGTGGATCAATTCCACATAGTCATTGATGCCGAATCCTTGCCCTTTTGCACCCTCTCCGGGAACCCACTTCCCGCCCTTCCACTCTGCCCAATCACCAATGTCCACCCCGGGCCATTCGCGATAAACCCACCAAGTATCCGTCTCATCCACGGCAATCCAGCACATCGCCCAATTCTTCGCGCCGGCGGGGTCGATAACATGATAGCGTGTCACACCGCGAGTCGGAATCTTGTCTGGTTCCACCACGTTGACAGTCTTGTTGAACTTGGGGAACTTCGTCGCATGGGACTTCACCGGCACCCCGTATGCGCGAATCAGGATTTCCTCGCGTGGGCGTCCCTGTAACGTCTCACGGATACGATCATAACCGCCGAACGGATTGTCCTGTGAGTGGAAGTAGTGGACGCTGGCGTTGCGCTTCGTGGAGCGTTGGACATACGGGACGGGCTCCCCGTTGAGTAGTTCAGCCTCCCTTGTCTCGATGTTCTTCGCCCCGTCAAGATACTCCTTGATGACTTCCGTCCAACCGTCAATGGGCGTGAAGGTAACAAGCATCTTGGAATCCCGCGTCACTAGCCGGAAGCGGAGTGTGTTGATGAGTTCATTCCCTAGTAGGTATTCGTCCAGCCAGACGCCTATGTTGTGCCACTGTGGGTCTTTCGAACCAAGCTCCGCACCTTCCAAGATGGTCGGGTTGTTCTGGTATTGCGAATACGTCTTGAAGATGATCTGCGACCCGTTCGGTAGGATCAGCGAACTATCCGTGAATCCTGTTTTCTTCTTGTAAGAAATGTAGGTGTTCGCGCTGGTCTGCTTTTGCTTGTATTCCTGTGGCAGCCAGTTCCAGACCGCCTCTTGTTGTTGTCGGATTGACACCTCGCTGGTCTGTGCGAAGCAGAAGATGGATGAACCGGGATTCTCAATCGCGGACTTCACAACGCAGAAGGAACCCCACGCTGTCTTGCCGCTTCTGTTCCCGCCGAGTGCGAGGATTTCATTAACCTCCTTTAGTTGCTCTTCCGCCTTCTCCCAATGCGGCAGTCTGAACCCATAGCGATATGGGTCATTTTCAGCGTTCTCAATCGCCTCGTGGTAGATCGTATGAAGCTGGACAAGCTCCTCCGGGGACATGAGGGATATTTCCTCGTCCGTGGGTGGCTTCAGGATGGGGTGTTTGCGCCAATGAATCATTCACACTCTACGATTTCGGCTTCGATGGCTTGTTCCTTCACCTTGGCAGCAATGCGGGAACGCGCCTCCGCAATCATCTTGGCGGCATCGTCAATCGAGGTTCCCTTGCGATGTTCCACCACGGTTGTTGCCATGCCACTCAGTTGCGTAGCCTTGTCGGTCATAATGCCAACCGTTAATGCCAGCCTATCCGGCGAGATTTTCGCCAATTCCTCGGGGTTGTTCGCTAGTTGCTCCGCACGGTCAAACAGCAGGTCCGTGTATTCCGCAGCCGCAATAGCGTAACGCTTTGAGAACTCCTTGCGCTTTGATTCCAGTGTGTCGTTGTGCCTCCATTCCAGACTACGGACAAGTTCATGCCCGCATTGGAGCTTCTTGGCAATCGCGCTCACCCTCGCACCCTGCGCCGACATCCATAGGATCTTCGCCGCCAGGTGGGGGTTGTAATTCTCTACGCAATTCCTCGGGAAGCTCTTGGCCCTTTCCTTGATTTCCAGAAAGAACTCCTTTTTGGCTTCGTGGCTATCAATCGCGTCTAGGTTCTCATCATCCATGCGTTTCGACTGCTTTTAACCGAGGATGGCGGATTTAGCAACACTTTTGATTGATTACTCCTTACTGAAGATGTTGATGGCTGGACTTTCCTTCCCAAATTCCTCTTCATATTGCTCAGTTCCCCTAGGAAGAGTGCCGAATGACTCTTGGAGGAATCGACCCCACTCAGGATCATACTTCCCGGTCTGGAGCATCGCTTGAGCACCAGTTGCTGTCGCCATGAGGTTTTTTACCGCACCCTGCATGTTGCGCTCATACTGTTCACGGCTAACCTCCTTGCGTGCCATATCACGCAGCGCGGGTGCCAGTTTCCCGGCGCGATACAGAGCGGTTGCCGTCATGGTTCCAATCTTGTCTCCAGCGTATTGAATGGGCGCGAGATACCACTTCACTCCACCGCTGTTCATTACGGCACCGCCGCCAATCCTAGCATCCGCACCAGGGCTAACCCGTTGAGCGAGCGTCTGCAACCGGGATGCCGCGATAATGTTGTTGTACATCTCGTCGCCTACCACCTTCTTGATGTTATTGCCCAGTGATGGATTCTTGCGAATATCATCGAGTAACCTGTGACCGTCCCAGAACTCGCTTCCGTGGAAGTCGCTTGCTCCTCTGGATGGGTAACGGGCAAAGAAATGCTCCATGAAGTCACCTCGGAACACACGGTCGTCATTGCGGAACTTGCGAAACGAGGCCAATACTTCATCGACCTGATGCGATGGTCCGTCCATAACAGCTGCTGGTAGAGCACCACTATCCAATCCAAGCCCATCACCCTGCTTCGCGAGTTTATAAAGGGCGTTATTCCTGATTTTCTCAGCCTCGGCTTCAGCCTTGATCCTCTTTGCTAGCTTCTCGTGAAACTCCTTAATGTGGCCTGGTCCAAGCAGCCCAGACAGCTCGTCAATATCACGCGTTGTGATCTTGGCAGCGTTCAAACCCTCCTTTGCAATCAGTTCATTCACCCCACGCAACTTTTGAACCATTCGTTCACCATAATGCTCATTCAGTTGCCCACTCGGGTTATACCCATAGATCTTTTTGACGATTTCGGGATCGAAGTCCAACTGGGTAATCTTGCGCCCGGTTTGATTCACCGCGCCAAGATATTCAACGTAAGCATGTCCCATTTGTCTCCTGACTGCGAATCCTAGCCTCGGGTCTTGAGCGGATGCCTTGTCGATGATCTGCCCGACGATGCGCTTACTTGAGAACATCGTGGTAACCAATGCTTCCGGCGTCTTGCTGGACTCATCGAACTGACTCTTCATGAAGCTACCAAGCTCATTCCGAGTGAACTCGCTGGTCGCGTTCTGCTTCTGGACGACATTTCTCCAATCATCAACCAGCCCGTTGGACTTGATTATGTTGTCACGGAACTGCTGGAATGAAGCAACCATATCTCCGATGTTAATATCAGCTTGTCCTGCTCCCGCAGTTCCATGCTGTGGCACCGAGTCGCGAAGCCTTGCAAGGTATTCGTTCATGCGCTCTAGATCCATTGGACCCGATTTGGCCTCTAGCTCGGCAATCTCTGCTTCGTATTTCGCGGCAAGTTTGGGTGGCACGTTACCCTTATCAAGAAGACCTTGGAGTTTTGCCATAGTCTCTGCGTTCGCGTTGCGCTGCGCAAGATCGTTGATGATTGTTTGTGCCTCACCTGGGACGAATGACTTCTTCTGAGCCGCCTTGTTGATGACTTGAACCACCTCGTCTGGATCGACCAATATGCCCTTCGCATTAGCCTTGTCATAAAGCTCGCGATAAGCGGCGTTCTTCTGAGCAATGAAATGCCGCTCCACAGATTGCATCGTCTTGTGAATCTGCGTTCCAATCTCCGCGAGTGGCTTCCTTGTTCCCGTTCGGAAGTCGTAAAGCATTTCCTCGCGGACTTTCCTCATGATACCGGCCGCTTCGGGCGAGAACATGCGAACAATTTGTTCCTGCTGTTCCAGATCGTGCATCTGGTTTTTGATCGTCGTCTCATACAAGCCACCCTCGGGAACGGGTTCACCAAGTGCCTGCTTTCGAATAGCCGCCACCCTCTCCCACAAGATTGAGAAGTCCCTTCCAATAGCGGAGTCTGGGTCCTTGGCTGCAAGCTTTTGAGCCTTCTTGAGCGCGGTCGGACTGAGTTGTGCCAATTGGGCAGCATCCACCACCTGACCACGGGTCATATTCAATGCCGCTTCAGCCTCGCGAGCTTGCCGATAAGCGTCCGCGTTGACACCCGGTCCCCATTTGCGAGCTACTACTTGCATCCCCTTCCCAACAACCCCCTCCAAAGCCATGCTTGTAAAAGCCTCCACGGAGCGTCTGCCCATAGAGTTTCCAAGCGTATCCCCAACACCCCACACGGCTTTCGCTGTCATGTCCGACGCGACCCCAAGCCCGAGCCTCGCGCCACCAACAGCAGTCATAACTGGAATAATCGCGCCGCCTGATGCACCTGCCGCCACAATACCCGCACCAATCTCTCCACCAATGATGATAGCCTCTCCTCCAGCATCAAGAAAGTCTTTATACGACGTTCCAAACTCGTCAACCAACACGAGCTTTCCGTCCATGTTTATCATCCTATGAGCCGTCCCAGCGATATTGATCTTTTTTACGTTGTTACGACCATATTTATTTTCCAAGTAATCATCCTTGTGCTGCTGTTCATAAAAACTCATAGCCCACCTATCTCCACCAGGAGCACCGGATTGCAAGTCAATACGATCAGCGGGAAAACCCGTCTCCACGGATAGATACGCCTTCAGCCGTTCCTCAATCGCGTCTGGAGTAAATTCGACCGTTCCACCATTAACCCCGGGATCAAAGTCCCTCACGTAGCTTCCATCGCGGATTGACTGACTGATCTGCTTCTTGACCTGTATCGCAGCGTCACCAACTTGGCTGTAATCATCGGTAACGCCTTGCAGTTCTTGAAGGAACGGCCTAGCCTCGATAGGCTTCCCAGCAGATTCCAGCGTGTTGATTGTATCCTCAAGCACTACTTTTCGGGACTCAATAGCCCTAAGTGTGTCATCTAGTGTCTTAAAATCGGTGATAAGCGGCATAATGAATTTTGTGGTTGCGATGTGTTACCGGGGTGGCGCGGTGGGATATCTGTTGATAGTACCCCTGACTTTGGGGTTAATGCTTGACTCCGTCCTTGGATCGCTCGTCCTCACCGACTCCCTCGGAACCAATCGTCCATCAATGCTCATCTTGAACGGCGGATAGAGGCTTTCAACGAAGGCGTTTTGCTCTGGTGTGATTATACCCTCTTGCAGCCAGATTTCCCGCTGCTCTGCACTACCGTGGATGGTATCAAGCGTTGTGTTCATGATATTTACCACGTTGCGCTTCAGCATTTCAGGAGGCATATCCACCCTCAATACGCCCGCTGTTGATGCTAGCTTCTCACCCTCAGCCTCAGTCAAGTTCCCCATCCCGGAAGACCCCGTGGGAGAGTTCTTCCGCATCTCCTGCACGTTTCCAAGAGTCATGAATGACTTAATCTGGTCAATGGATGTCTGCGCGGCACCCGCGTCGGTGCTTGCGCTCACCTTGCCAGTAACTTTTCGATACAGTCCT